ATGAAAAGGAAGTTTGGATGGGATGTGTCTAAAGTTGGTCCTGTAACTGACAAATCAGTCTATGATATCGCAAAAGGCTTTGCTGAACGAGTAGGTAAAGGTGAAGTTCAAGCGAAACATGGATCAGAGGAAACTTCAAGTACACCGTACTAACCGAATCCTAGGTAGTGGGCAGGAAAGCGAGAGTGGAACTGCCCACTTTGAAAGTTATGTCTGTAGAAAAATTTAAAAATATATTTCAAGGATTAGATCGAGCACGTGGTGTCACTTATGTTGATAAAAAAGGTGCAGATGGACAAAAGATAAAAGGTAAATCTTTTGTAGCACGTGAATCAGTTTCGGAAGAACTTTGGTCAAATCACTTACAAGGTAAGGAACCAAGTCTAGGTATTATTCCAATTAATGATGATAATAAATGTAGATGGGGCTGCATTGATATAGATTCATATGCAGGGTTTGATCATAAAAAATTAATTAATAAAATTAAAAGTCTAAAATTACCATTAGTAGTTTTTCGATCTAAATCGGGAGGTGCTCATGTTTTTTTATTTACAGAAGTTCCAGTAGAAGCAAAAATAGTAAGAGATAAACTTTTATCCATTAGTGCCATACTAGGTTATGGAGGAGCAGAAATTTTTCCAAAACAAATAGAATTAAAATCAAAAGATGATACAGGAAACTTTTTAAATTTACCGTATTTTAATGGTGATGATACAACAAGATATGCATTTAAAGAAGATGGTACAGCAGCAAGTTTAGAAGAATTTTATGGAATCTATAGTAATGTAAAACAACTAGATGTTGGTTCCATAAAGGTAGAGAGGCCCCAATCAGAATTTTCTGATGGGCCTCCCTGTTTAGAATCATTAACACAAAGTAAGTTAAATGATGGAAGAGATAGAGTTATTTATCAATTCATTCAATACGCAAAAAGAAAATGGCCAGAAGAATGGCCTAAAAAAATAAATCAATTTAATTACACACATTTTGTAGAACCATTAGAAGATAAAGTTATCCAAGATAAAATAAAATTTCACAGTAAAAAAGATTTAGGTTTTAAATGTAATGAAGAACCAATGTGTAACCATTGTGATAAATCGTTATGTAAGACTAGAAAATTTGGAATAGGTGGGGAATCGGTATTTCCTACTCTGAGTGATTTACAGAAAGTAGAATTAGACGAACCGTACTACTGGGTTAATGTAGATGGAGAAAGAATAAAATTAGATACTATTGATTCTTTATTAGAACAAAGACTATTTAGAAGAACTGTTGCGAAACAAATAAATAAAAAACCACCAAGAATTACAATAAAAGAATTTGAAAAATATACAGATATGCTACTTGCAGGAGTAGAAATTATAAAAGCACCAATTGGATCATCATTAATTGAACAATTAAAAGATCATTTAGAAGAATACTGTACTAATGATTCAGCAGCAACAACAAATAAAGAAGAAATATTTTTAGGAAATGTATGGACATCAGAAAGTAAACATCACTTTATATTTAATAAATTTTTTCATGGTTATTTACAAAGAAGAAAATGGCCAGAGAAACATCAAACTACACAAGATTTATTAATTCAACATTGTGGTTGTACGGACGATAGAATTTATATTGGTAAGAAAAGACCAAGTGTAATGATAGTAGACGCATTTGAAAAACCAGAAAAAGTTTATAATCAAAAACAACTTAAGCCAAAGGATTCATTTTGAAAACAATTGTATTAGGACCACCAGGAACTGGAAAGACTCATACTCTTTTAAATAAAGTTGATGATTATTTAAAAGAAACTGATCCAGATAAAATAGGTTATTTTGCATTTACTAGAAAAGCAGCGAATGAAGCAAGAGATAGAGCTGTTAAAAAATTTAATTTAACAGAAGATGATCTTCCATATTTTAGAACATTACACTCATTAGCATTTAGACGTTTAGGAATTAATAAAGAAAATGTTATGCAACGTAGACATTATGAAGATTTAGGAAAAAAAATTCAAATACCTATAGATTATAATGATTATGATGACGAAGAAACTGGTCTATTCACCACAAAAAGTGATTACTTAAGAATTATTAATCTTGCGAAATTAAGAAATATTACACTAGATCAACAATTTAATTTAAAAGAACATACTCAAAAACTAGAATATGATAAACTTATTATTATAGCTAGTGAATTAGACAGATATAAAAAAGAATATGGACTTATAGATTATAACGACATGATATTAGATTTTGTCAAATCAGATAAATCTCCTAAGTTTGAAGTAGTATTTGTTGATGAAGCACAAGACTTATCTCGAATGCAATGGGATATGGTAAGTAGTTTTAATACACAAGATTCTTTTATTGCAGGTGATGATGATCAAGCAATATTTAGATGGGCAGGAGCGGATGTAGATTCCTTTATTACACAAAAAGGAAAAATTTTAAATTTAACTCAATCAATGAGAATACCTAGAAAGATTCATGACTATGCTATGCAGATTATAGAAAGAGTTTCTAACCGATTACACAAAGAATGGAAACCAAAATTAAATGAAGGAACAATTAATAAGTATTGGAATTTTGAAGACATTAATATGAATAAAGGAAACTGGTTAGTATTAACTAGAACAAGATATCAATTAAAAGCTTTAGAAGATGTACTAAAAGAAAAAGGGTTATATTTTGAGGACAGATTTAATAAGTCTTATGAAAAAAATATTCAAGAAGCAGCTCTAAACTGGGAGCATTTAAGAAGAGGACAATTACTACATTATAAGGATATTATGAATATATCTCAGTACATGAGTCCAGCTAATTGGGAAAAAAATAAATTAAAATCACTATCTAAAGAATCATTTTATGGAATAGATCAACTAACAAATGGACACGGACTTAATACCAAAAATATTTGGTATGAATGTTTTGACAATGCTGGTTCAAAAAGAATTACATATATTAGAAAAATGAGAGCTAATGGAGAAGAATTAAATAAAGAGCCACGAATTAAATTATCTACTATTCACAGTGTTAAAGGTGGAGAAGAAGATAATGTAGTTATATTACCAGACCTTACTATGAATACTCAAAAATCTTACGAAAGAAATCGTGATGATGAAAATAGATTATTTTATGTAGGTGCAACTAGAGCAAAAGAGCATTTACATGTCGTAAGACCTAGAGATGAAAATAAAGCATTTCCGATGGGGGATGTGTGAGCGACATATATAAAAAGCAGGTAGGTGGCACTCACTACCAGAGCATGATCATTCAACCTAGTGAGTTTATAAACAAAAATAATATTCCTTTTGCAGAGGGCAATGCCATAAAATATTTATGCAGGCACAAACAAAAAAACCAAAAACAAGATTTATTAAAAGCAAAACATTATATTGACATGGCAATTGATAGAGACTATCCTGAAGAAGTGAAAGAAATAAAAAAAGAAAATAAAAATTCATGGGGTATAGTTAAATGAAGTGTTTCTATTGTAATGCAGAAGTAAGATGGAATAATGATTATGATACAGAAGATACTTACCCAGATTCAGAACATAATATTGTAAGTATGTATAACTGTGATGAATGTGATACTTGGTACGAAGTATTTCATCAAAAAAAGGAGAACAAGTAATGCAAATTCCTTTATTCAAACCACAGACTGAATGGCTACCACCAACAGAATTTCCAGATTTATCTAAACATGATGAAATAGCAATTGACTTAGAAACAAAAGACCCTGACCTAATTAAAATGGGTTCAGGATCTGTTACTAATAGAGGAGATATTACAGGAGTAGCTGTGGCTGTTAAAGGATGGTCTGGCTACTATCCAATTGCCCACGAAGGTGGTGGTAATATGGACCGTAAAAAGGTCTTGAAATGGTTTCAAGGAGTATTATCTACACCAGCAACAAAAATATTTCACAACGCCATGTATGACGTTTGTTGGATTAGGGCCCTAGGTTTAAGTATTAACGGTAAAATAGTGGACACGATGATCGCATCTGCCCTTGTTGATGAAAATCAAATGCGTTATGACTTAAACAACTG